CAGGAGACGGAAAAGCATTATGAAGCCTTGGTTGATATGTTTGCAACCGATGGCTGGAAAGTATTAATGGAAGAGTTTAAAAGCAACGCTCTTCAAATAAATTCTGTTGAGGCAACGAAGGATAACGATGATATGTACTTCCGTAAAGGACAGTTAAATATTATTGCCTTCTTGTTAAACATGGAATCTACCATTGAGCATTACGCTAACGAGGGTAGCAATGATTCTTTTTGATTTTGTATGTGAAGCTGGACATTCTACTGAAAGTCTTGTTTTGCGTGAAGTCACAGAGATTGATTGTCCTCAGTGTAATCAGGTAGCTCGGAGGATCATTTCTCCTGTTCGATGTAGTTTAGATCCAACCTCTGGTCATTTTCCAGGTGCTACAGAGAAGTGGATTAAGAACAGAGAAGAAAAGATGAAACTAGAACGTAAGGCAGCCGATCAATAGTCCAATATACTCAAAGGAGTTCAAGGGTAGCTAAAGTCGGTCTTATAGAGGTTTAATAATGGCTAAACTAATTGACCCAGTAGAGGTAGATGAAAAATTTGACAAGCTGGATTCTGTCCTAGAAGAGGAGCCTGTAGAGCAATCTGCAGAAAAACCTGAAGAAGGGGTAGCAGAGTTACCGCAGCAATACCGCAATAAGTCTATAGACGAACTTGTTAAGATGCACCAGGAAGCTGAAAGCAGACTGGGAACTCAAGGCAATGAGTTGGGAGAACTTAGAAAGGTAGTTGATGACTTCATTCTTAAACAGTCTGAAAACAAAGCACCGGAGCCTGCTGAAGAAATAGATTTCTTTGCAGATCCAGATAAGGCAGTTGAAAGCAAGATTGCTAACCATCCTGCTATTAAGGAAGCGCAAGCAGCGAGCTTACAATTTAAACAAAACCATGCTAAGGAGGCTATTTTAAGCAAACATCCTGATGCCATTAATCTCATTCAAGATAGTAATTTTATTAACTGGGTGAGCAACAGTGAGATTAGGAAAGAGCTTTTTTCAAGGGCTGATAAGAATTATGATTTTGCTGCAGCAGATGAGCTTTTCTCTCAATATAAAGCTATTCAGGCAGTAAAGTCAGATGCTTCTCAGGCTGAGAAAGATTCTCGTAAGGATGCTATTAATAAAGCTTCTACTGGTAGTGTTAAAGCTAGTTCTGAAAGATCTTCAAGAAAGATATATCGAAGGCAGGATATTATTGAACTTATGAAGACTGACAAGTCGCGATATCTTGCTATGGAGCCTGAGATTATTAAGGCTTATAGGGAGAATCGCGTTAGATGAGGTAATTAAAAATGGCTGGTGAAACTTCTGGCGCTTACTTTACCGCGAATGCGGTAGTAGACAAAACCGCAGCAAATACTTTTGTACCTGAAATATGGTCAGACGAAGTAATTGCTGCTTATCAAGCATCTCTGAAAATGGCTCCTCTGGTCAAGAAAATGGCTATGAGCGGCAAGAAAGGAGATGTTATCCACATTCCTAAGCCTACTCGTGGTAGTGCTAATGCCAAGGCAGAAGCAACTGCTGTCACGATGCAGGCTAACCTGGAAAGTGAAACCACTATCACTATTAATCGTCACTACGAATACTCTCGTTTGATCGAGGATATTGTAGAGGTACAGGCTCTTGCTTCGCTTCGACAGTTTTACACTGAAGATGCTGGCTATGCTCTTGCCAAGCAAGTAGATGATGATTTGTTCCGAGCTGGCACAGGTTTTGGTTCAAGCACTCTTGACCTGACTGTTGCTGTTTCTGGTACTTGTACTGGTACTGCTTGGGAAAATGCTAACTCTTACTTTGTTGACGCATCAACTGGTTTGACTGCATACACTGATGATACCGTTGTAGCCACTGACGTATTTACTGATGCTGGTTTCCGCGCTCTCATCAAGCTGATGGATGACAATGACGTTCCTATGACTGATCGTGCATTTGTTATTCCTCCTGCTTTGCGTTCTGCCATCATGGGTACTGAGCGTTATGTTTCTTCTGATTTCCGAGACAGCAAGACTGTACAGTCTGGCTTGATTGGTTCAGTTTATGGCATTGACGTTTACGTATCTTCTAACTGCCCTCTGATTGAAGATGCAACTTCAAACAGTGCTGGTACTGTTGATGTGCGTGGAGCTTTCCTGATCCACAAAGATGCACTTGTTCTTGCTGAGCAAATGAGCGTTCGTTCTCAAACTCAGTACAAGCAAGAGTATCTCTCGACCCTTTACACTGCAGATGCTCTCTATGGTGTTCAGGCTCATCGTCCGGAAGCAGGATTCATCCTGGTTGTTCCAGACGCCTAAGAAGGTGAGGACTGGGGGGCGTAAGCCCCCTGGTCTATTCTTATGAAGAAAGATTCAAGGTTACAAAGAGCTGGAGTTTCTGGGTATAACAAACCTAAAAGAACTCCTAATCATCCAACGAAAAGTCACGTTGTTGTGGCTAAGTCAGGGGATCAAATCAAAACAATAAGATTTGGTCAGCAGGGAGTTAGTGGAGCAGGGAAAAGTCCTAAAACTGAGAAAGAAAAAGCTCGCAGACGATCTTTTAAGGCTCGTCACGCGAAGAATATTTCTAAGGGGAAAATGTCTGCAGCTTATTGGGCAGATAAGGTTAAGTGGTAATGCCAATACGCAAAACCAAGAAAGGTTGGAAAATAGATAAAGTGCCTGGATACTCCAAAACAAAGAAAGAAGCGGAGAAAAGGTTACGAGCTGTTAAAGCAAAGGTGAGATAGATGACAACCATTATTACTAAGAATAGTTCAACTGGCTCAGCAGTACCTACTTCTGGCGATCTTGTCCAAGGTGAGTTGGCTGTCAATGTAACTGATAAAAGGCTTTTTACTGAAGATTCAGGTGGTACAGTTGTAGAAATTGGAACCAATCCTTCTAGTTTAACAATAACAGGAACAATACTAGAGGACGTATATTCTTGGGCCACTACTAGCGGTGCAAATACAACAGATTTAGACCCAGATAATGGTTCAATTCATACCGTTACTTTAACTGGGAACATTACCTCATTAACAGATAATCTCTCTTCTGGAGAGGCTATTACTTTAATGATTGATGATGGCACTGCATATTCAATTACTTGGCCTACGATGACTTGGGTGAATAATGCAGGGAGCGCACCGACACTAGCAACTACTGGATATACCGTAGTGGCCTTATGGAAAGTTAGCACAACTCTCTACGGAGCTTTGGTAGGAGATGGTTCATAATGCTTTGGCATAAAGTACAAGGTGCTGGATTGTTAGGAGGCGGATGGGATCTTTCTGCTGCTGCATTTGATGACACGCCTGTTAATTTTTTTGCTGTTAGCGTTGATAATAGTCCAACTGATGTGTTTTTTAAATCAGATGGAACCAAGATGTATGTGCTTGACGATTCTACTAGAAATGTCAAAGAGTATAATTTAAGCACAGCCTGGGATGTTTCTTCCTCTAGTTACGTTCAGGCTTTTTCTGTTTCTTCCCAAGAAATATACCCAGCAGGTTTGTTTTTTAAAAATGATGGAACCAAGATGTATATTACTGGTCTTTCTGGTGATGATGTAAATGAATATAGTTTATCTACAGCATGGGATGTAAGCACTGCGAGTTATGTACAAAATTTTTCTGTTAGTGGACAAGATATTGCGCCTAGTGATGTATTTTTTAAATCAGACGGAACAAAAATGTATATGCTCGGCAACGATAATAATGATGTATATGAATACAGCCTAAGCACAGCCTGGGATATCAGTACATCTAGTTATGTACAAAATTTTTCTATAAGTTCACAAGAATCTACCCCAAGAGGTTTATTCTTTAAAAATGACGGAACCAAAATGTACGTCATTGGCCAAAGTGAAAATGTATATGAGTACAGTTTATCGACAGCTTGGGATATTTCTAGTGCTAGTTACGTGCAAAGTTTTTCTTTAGTTCAGCAATATTTTTCATTAGTCACACCAGAAGGTTTATTTTTTAAAGATGACGGAACTAAAATGTACGTCATTGTGGAATATATAGATACAGTTTATCAATACGATTTATCAACAGCTTGGGATATTTCTACTGCATCTTTTACTTATCCAACATCTGATTATTTTTCTGTATCAACAGAAGAGATTGTTCCTACAGGTTTGTTCTTTAAAGATGACGGAACCAAGATGTACATCATTGGCTCTGATGGTGATGAGGTAAACGAATATAACCTATCAACTGAATGGAATATTTCTACTGCTAGTTATGTACAAAATTTTTCAGTATCAACAGAAGAGACTATTCCACAAGGGTTATTTTTTAAAAATGATGGAACTAAAATGTACATCATTGGTTCT